GGGGCTGTTAACGTAGAAACCAATCAACTGGCAAGGGCCTGTGCTGACTGCGCCTGTGGCGGTGATGTTCTTGTATCCACCGACTTCTGCTACTGGCTGGCTCATATGCGTTCCTCTCTATGTTGCATCTCATAATCCCACAGCTCATCGAGTGTGATGGTTTGCAGGGTCTTGCCCTTTGGAGGCGTTTGATCTTTTGCCTCTTGTCGATAGGCTACTGCCAACATTCTAAACGCATCTGCTGGGTGTGAACACCAGTCATGGCGAGGAGTTTGACGAAAAGTTTTCTTATCTTCATCGTATTCCCGCTGATATTGCCTTAACGCCTCCAGCCCCTCATCGCATCTGGAGTCGAAATAACAGATAGGCAGGATCATCCGCACCGCTTGGATGCCGTCTTGTATGCCGATCTCAGGCACTATCGCCAGCTTGCTCATGCCGCCCAAATGTGCCGCTAACTGCTCAACAATGGACTTACCCCCCGAGGCCAGCGTCTTGGCTCTGGCATCATGCGGCAGGAAATGGCGGGTGTATCGGTAGCCCTTGGCTATGACCGCACTGGCTATTTCCTCAATGCTTGCGCCACTGACAGCGTAGTAGTCCATTACCCTGATCTCGCCCCTGACCACCTGATACCACCAGATTGCGGTGTCATCTCGATAGCCTAAGTCCCATGCGGTGTAGACCGGCGCTTCTGGCTCAAACGGTAGTTCACATATCCTGCCCTCGTCATCAGCCTGGCGCATTTCCTGACCATAAAACGCCCCCAGCAAGGCGGCATCAAAGCTGCACTCGTATTCCTGATCGTACTGATCTTGGCTTAACTGCGACCGCGCCGCTTGCAATTCTGAGTCAGGCAACAGCTTGGACACCGAGGCTGGTAGGCGCAGCAGAAACCAATCTGGCACTACTTGGCTCACCTTGTAGATGTCGTGGAACTGGTTTTTGCCCTTTGGCGTTCCCCCAAAGACAGCCCAGCCAAGGCGATCACTGAGACAAGGCCGAATGATGTTTCCCCAAACGCTTGGTCTGAAGTCACCGTACTCATCCATGTACACACCATCAAATCCCATGCCTCGCATAGCGTCTGCGTTGTCTGCCCCAAATAGCATGATCTTTGCGCCGTTCACCAGCTCCACCATCAGGTCTGCTTCGTTTGTGGCTTTGGTTACTGGTGCGGCGTAGTGCTTGATGTAATCCCATGCCACCCGCTTGGCTTGGCTTCTGAATGGGGCTATGTACGCATACTGTGCGCCCCGACCGCCCTCAGTGATTGCTCGCTTGATCAAGTCGTTAATTGCCGCCACGGTCTTTCCAGCTCTACGGTGGGCAAGTAGGCATGACCATCTTTCTGTCCTCAGATGGAATGGCATGAAAGCCGCCCGAGGGCTATAAGGCAGGATTACTTCACGCCGCCCCATGTCACCACCATTTCTACCGGCCCATCATCCTTGCCGGTGATCTCAGTCCTTGCAAGTTTGGGTACATGGTATTCAACCACTGATTGAAATAGCTCAAAGGCTTTGGCAGGGTTGGGTTTTATGTCAGCCTCGGGAATGCCATTAGCAACGTCATCAAGCCACTGTGCGAGTCGGTGGGCATTACCATCCACGAACATCGCTATGGCCTCTCTAGCCTGCGCTGTGACCTTATTAGGCGTACCCGCAGACCTACCGCCCGCTTTCTTTCTATTCTTAACTACTTTAGTTACTTGTGTAGTCATTTGGCACTCTTTTCTGCATTGCGCTCAAGAATGGTCATGCTCTTTTCTTCGCCAGGAAACACTACAAAATTGCGGGTTAATTTAGGGTGAGATGCTCTTTCTTGTTCTAATGATGCTAATTGCTGTTTCATTCTTTCCTGATTACCCAATCCTGATCCTATGTCTTTCTTTAATGAGCTGATACGGGCATCAATTTGAGCTTGAGTCATAGACGCAACACCTGGCCTTCTGCTTAATTCATCAAAATATTTAATGCCAGCTACACCCTTATTTTGCAACAATTCAGAAATTTTAGATGGCTCTACTTTTAAATCTCTAGCAAGTACATTATGCCAAGTAGATGCTAATGGGTCTGTTTCCATCCATTTTTTTAAATCAAAATTTGGAATTGATGGCAAATCTTGTTCAATATTTTTAAATGCTTCTTTAACTTGTGCGGATTGCTGACTTAACGGCTTATCCCAATCCAGCATAGTTGCTATCTTTTCATCAGGTAAGTCAACTTTGTAAAGATTACCGCCCAAATCAACTTTAGCGCCTTGATTTTGCCAATTTTTCAAAACATTGACTGCTTCATCAAATTGAGCAGGACTGTTTGCGGAATTTCTTAATTTAGAAATTTTTTGGATTGCAGTTTCAAAAGGATTTTTATCTTTGTTTAGATATGCTTCTTCTAACCATGCTTTTGCTACATCTTCACCTGATCCAGCTACTGGATTGGTAATCCTAGTGCCATTTGGTAAAACTACCTCAGGATTTGATAATGCTTTTTTATATTCATTTGCAACTGCTGGCGCTTCAGCCGTGTAAATGCCATACCCATACGCTTGAGCACCCTCGCCAGTGCCAATCTTTGAGGCATCAAACTCACCCAATGGGTTACGTTCAGTTGGCGGTAATGTGTGAGGCGTACCATGATAAACATCAAGCAACTTAGGCTTAGGCGTAATTGTTCCAAGCAATGACCGTGTGGGCTGACCTGTTAAGCCAGCATTGATTTCTTGCCCCGCCATCCTTACCACGCCTGTTGCCGCAGGTTTCAGCACCTTAGCGGTTGCTGGTGTCATGTACCCGCCTAGCTCCTCCATTCCCGCTGTTTCTTGTCTAGGTGCGGTCGCCCTCGGGATCATGCCCAAAATGTCTGTGGTGGTCGGCAATACTGGTGTTGGGCTTACGTTAACACCGCCTGCGCCATATAACTTGTTGATACCCATCCGACCAAGGAATTCAATGTCGCCGCCCATGCCTGGCACTGATGCCGCACCACCCCTTACCAATGATTCCAAATTACTGCCAACCGCTTGACTGTAACCTTTGAGCATTCCTAGCAAATCAGATGCAGTCGTTGTTTTGCCGTTTTTCAGCGTGATCAGCGTGTCAGGCGTGATGGCGCCGGTATCTTGTCCGTACCCACCACCTAACGCCGCAGCCATGTCACGGTAATCAGCCATTATTTTCTCGCCAAGGCTTTCGCCAGCGCCATCTTTTTGTCGGCAGCCACATAGTCTTGGGCAACCTTAACAGGGATGTCGGCTTTTTTTGCAAACTCTGGGTTATGCGCCGCCGCTTGCATGAATCGGGCTTGTTTAGCAGAATGACTAGGCATCGACCACCTCTTTCATCTTGATTAAACCGTTCATCAATCGGCTTTTGGTGTTGTACCACTGTTTGCTGAAATCACAATCCTGATAATGGTCAAACTCAGGTATGCCCAGCGTGTAGTGCGCTATTCGGGCGTTTTTGTTTTCCTGTTCGCCTACCAGTACATTCCATTCTTTCGGTAACTCACCGATAAGTGAATCGGGCAACCAACCGAATCGGTGCAAATCTGAGCCGCTATGATCAGCCACAAAATCCGGTGTCAGCACCTTATTTCTTGGGTGGTCGCAATTCCACAAGATTAGGCTTGACCAGTTTTTTCTAGGGTAATCCCTGTTTGCCGCTTCCATCGGTGTGCCAATGTACTTTTTTGGGTGCTTGGTTAAGTAGTCGTGCTTAACAACCTGTACCGCCTTGGTCGGGTCAAACAATTTGCTCAGGTCATCAATGTTGGACAGCATCAACATATCGCTTGCGTCCAAGAATATTGCCTTGCCTGTGAATTTGGTGAAATAAGGCACTAAAAACCGTTGATACGTAAATGCGTTAGTCCCGTCCCGCTGTGTGCCGTATAAGGGCGTTATAGCAACTGGCTCGCTGGTGCGCTCAATCAGGCTCTGGCAAAACACATGGTAGCCAATAGCCTCCCTTGGGTCGTAACCAGCAAATATCCTAATCATTTGAGGGCCAGCTTGTACAGGGTTGTGTCAATCAGCGCCGCTATCTCATCCACGATATTCTGGAGCTGGGTATCGTCTGGCAATGCCTCACGGTTCTTGTAGACGTAATCCTTGATGCTTGTCAAGTACTTAACTGGGTCTTTGGCGTTGTGAAAGTTCTCAGGGAAATCCTTGATCTTTTCGTAGCACCCTGCGTAAGCCTCGGCAAACTGGTCTGTCAGGTCAACAATTTCAACGTAGTAAGCCCCCAGCGCCATGTGGACTGAAAATGAGTCAGTGGCTAAGTGCATGAAATGCGTCACGGTAGAGCTGTGAAACATTGTGGAAATAAAGTCGGCAACGTCTTTTTTCATACTTTTCCTTAAAGTTGTCGGTGACCAGCGTTGCGACCTACAGGTTTGCAGACCCACCTGATCAGGTATCTGGCGTACAGTTTCGTTACACAGAACCAACACGGCTGGGGATTGTTCTTGATGGGCTTACCGAATTAACGGCCTAGCGTCAAGTCGCTTAATTTGCCCACAATCCCCATGCGTGTTAGCTCCAAAAAAAAGAGGGTCACAGACCCTCTAAAGGAGACAACTGCGCTTCTATTGTAAACGCTGGAATGGGTACGTCAACAGGCCATAAACCTTGGTTGTAAAGTTTTGCAACCGTTGCAATGTGGGCTTGTTGCCATTTATCCTGACGTTCTTCCTTGGTCAAATCCTTGCCCTGGTCGATCTCGTAATGGCATTTGAGGCACAACGCAGCCACCAGATTGTCATCAGCCTTAACGCCCCGCCCTTTGCCGCCGCCCCAGTTTGTGTGCGCAGCCTGCACCATGTTGCCCGACCCGCAGGCTTGGCAATCAAGCCCCGCCACTAGTTTTAGCAGTTTTTTTGATCGGATGTAATTGTGTTTTTGAAACAATTATTGTCTCCAGTGTGGTAAATCGGTGTTCATTGGCGCATTCCAGCCGCCGCCTGCGCGTGTTGCCGGTGCTTGTTCGGGTTTCTTTAACTATCGTCCATGTGCCGCACTCTGGGCATCTCATTCCTCAAGTGCTCTGAACTTAACGCCTTGCTGCGCGCCAAACATGGTGGATAACTCAATCAGCTCGTTCATTTCTGCAATGCTCATTTTGCTTGTCCTTGCTCCAATGACCACAAACCCGCCCTCAATGCCTGGCACGATCTTTTGCTTTTTTAGCCCAGCCGTCAATACGTCTTTCCACTCCTGCTTGTCTAGCTTTTGACCGTACCAAACCACTTGCTGGGCAATGTCCTCAAGGTTTGCCCACATAAGGCGGTTTTGCTCAAGGCTTCTCACTTCAGTACCCCGATCATTTTTAAAGCCCCGTCAGGGCTGTCAATCCTTGCCAGCGTACCTCCGCACCAACTTTCAAAAAAGTTGCGTTGTAACGGCGTAAAACGGCTTTTAGCGGTACGTTTTATTTCCACAAGGAATGTGTGAGATTTGTACCCCACCAAAAGATCAACCGGCAAGCCAATAATCCAAACATAAGCGCCCGCCGCCCTTAACGTGCTCACTATCGCATCTTGATTGCTGTCCACCTTAGCTGCGTATCTCATTCATGCGCTTTCGTAAGTCATCAGCAGCTTTCTGCCCACGCCGCTTTACTACGTCTGATAAGGTTTTCTGCCACCAGGCTAATGCCTCGGCTTTCCCCTCCTCCCGAATCTTCTTCTTGTAACGCCTGATCCAGTCCTTGGCCTCGGTCTGGCGCAAGGTCTCCTGCATCTCTAAGCGCTGTTCGGATGACAGATTGGCTAAATTCTTCACCGTCTTTGAGTCTGGCAAGGATTGAGTTTGCGACTTGTCTGTGCTCATTGTTCATACCAACTCCAATGAAAGTTGGCTTATTCTTTTGTCTTGCAATGGTTTATAGGCTGGATTTAATTCACATCCTAAATATTGTCTACCAAGATGTTGGGCGACTTGGGCGGTTGTTCCGCTACCCATAAAAGGATCAAGCACCACGCCGCCAACTGGTGCGCCAGCCATAATGCAGGGTTCAATCAATTCTGTTGGGAATACTGCGAAATGTGCGCCAGCATACGGTTTGGTGTTGACCGTCCAGACACTGCGTTTGTTTTTCATTTCATAATGATTGGTAGTCAAACCAGCCATGCGGGTTCTGCCGGGCGTATTGTTCAATTTTGTTTTATCACGATTCCTATTACTATCGTCAGTTGTGTGTGCTTCTTCTTTAATGGAATCTATGTCGTAATAATACTTCTGCGACTTCGACATCAAGAAAATGTATTCATGCGACTTTGTGCATCTGTCTTGCACCGATTCGGGCATTGGGTTTGGCTTGTGCCAAATAATATCCTGACGCAAATACCAGCCATCTGCTCTTAATGCAAATGCCAGCATCCAAGGTATGCCGATCAAATCCTTTTCTTTGAGGCCATCAAGTTTGTTGCCACGCCTTGCACATACTTGCGGCAAATCTTGATTGTTGTTTGCAACTGTTTGCTGCACCAACGCCTGACCTTTGCCGGGTCGGTAGTTGTAATAGCTGTCGCCAATGTTAAGCCACAGCGTCCCATCGTCCTCCAGCACATCCCACACGCATTTAAACACTTTAACCATTGCGGCAATGTATTCCTCTGGTGTTTCTTCAAGGCCAATTTGCCCATCATGCCCATAGTCCCGCAGGCCGTAATAGGGTGGGCTGGTCACGCAAGTCTGTGCTTTGATGCCCTGTTCTTTCCAGCGGCGCATGGTTTCTCTGCAATCACCAAATTCAATTTTATTCATCTTCTTCCCCGCAACGCATCCAGGCGAGCTTTTATTTCCGCAGGCATAGGCACTGCCCTGGCGCTTTCTTCTGCCAGCTTGTCCAAAATATGAACGGTTTTTTTAATCTCAGGTATCTCAGCCCCATCCCAACGCCTTTGATTTAGGTAAACAGCAGGTGATGGAATATATGCACCACCGTCTTTGCGCCACTGGTCGGTTGTTTTCATCCATTCAATGTGTTTGATTATTTGATCACAGCAGCTATCACAATAATACTTTTCCCACCGTTTTAGGCAATCAGACTTGCCGCCCTTGCGGGTACTGGTAGGCCATGCTGCCCAGAATCTGTCAAAACCTGATTCAAACATTTTTGATTCTCCAGTTGTTCATATCGACCGCATTGGTTACAAGTCCATGCAACCCTGTTGTTTGTCAGTTGATGCTCTCTTATCGTCCCACCACATTTGCACTGTCTCATCTGTATTCCTTATTGCCTTTTGGTGGTGAATGTTGGAGCAAAGCACAGCCTTACCGTGGTCAAAACCAAAGTTCGCCTGTGCCTCAATGCCAGTTCCTTTTGTATGGAGCCATGTCATCGCCTCGCACTGTCCCAGACTGTTTCAACCACCGCGCTCTAGGACTAAGCCCACGCTCCCCGATCTGGTCTGCTCGTGTATCGGGGTATCTCAAACGCAACCACTGACGTACCGCATTGCGTTGTCCAAAAGCAAAAACCCCGCAAAATGCTCTGTGGTCTTGGCTCTTGGCGAGAGCAGCAGCTAAACGATTGAATCGACAAAAGTCACGCTTGCCACCTTGCAAGACCACACAGTACTCTGCGGGGTTCTCTGTCGATTCATCGTCTAAATGCCACTCTAGACGGGATTGATTATACATGATTTTGTTAAGTTGTAAACCACTGGGGTCTAAGGTCTTTCAATTGGCGCAATCTCAGCTCTGGCACAGTCTTCCATTGGCAGACCGCCGCCCGATTAATGCCGAGAATCTTTGCAAGCTCAGCCTGTGAGCCTGCCAACTGGGTTAATTGCTGTTTGGTCATGCGCGTATTGTAAAGGTAGATTAACAATTTAGCCACATTAGGGAAAGTCCCTAGAAATAATGCTTGACTATTTGTTTAGTTAGCTTAACAATGCACCCATGCCCCAGCACAACGCATAGGGTCTTTTAGGAGTAAATAATGTTTGACATAGAAACCTACAAAAAACCTACCGATTGGGCGCAAGTTGCCCTGTATGCGGTATCCATAGCCGCCATTGTGGTGGTCGCCCTTGACGTTTTAGTTTGGAGGGCATCATGCTAAGCGATGGCGAACAAGGCACATTTGAGGAATACCTCAACAATTACGGTGAAGTCACGGTCGAATGGACTTGGTATGACGGTGACGATTGGGACATAGACGGTTACTTTGACGTATTTGTCAAATGCGGCGGGCTGGACATTACTTACGACATTCCCAAAGCAGCATTCAAGTACATCTACCAGTGCGTGAAAGAACGTGCCGGTTACGAGCCACCTAGCGCCAAGCGCGTTGGGTTTGTCATCAACGGTTTAGCCAACAACATTTTTTAATCATGAAATACATCCTTTTGCTTTTGCTGGCAGCTTGCGCCAGCGACCCTGAGACTGAACAAAAACTCATTATGGACAAAAACATTCAGCCGATGGGTCGAAATGAGGTCATAGACGCAATAAAACAATGCGAAAAGAATGGCCTTAGAGCCATAACGATTTACGGTAAACGCAAGATCAATGGTTACACCGCTGAAACACTGGTGGATGTGACTTGTGGCCCAAAATTTTATTAAGAGGTAATCATGGAAACACCGATCGGAAAAAACATCGCCGCAGCGTTTGTCAAAGCTCAACGCCAGTTTGGGCCAGCTCTGAAAAAATCAGTTAATTCACATTTTAAGTCTAAATACGCTGACTTAACTTCTTGCATTGATGCCGTCATGGATGGGCTTAACGCTAATGGCATTGCTTTGATGCAGCGTAGTTTTGAATGTAAAGACGGCGTAATGGTAGAAACAACTTTTATTCACGAATCAGGCGAGGTTATGGAATCTGGTTTGTTTCACGTTCCTGCCAGCAAGCACGATGCAATGGCGTTTGGCAGTGCTTTGACTTACGCTCGGAGGTACAGTTTAATGACTGCTTGCGGCATATCAAGTGAAGATGATGACGGTGTGGCTTCTAGTCCAAGACCTGAATCTAAAACTACAGTCATTAAATCTATTGTCGATGAAAACCAAATCCTTGACCTAATAGCGGCAATGGACGAAACAATAACAATGGATGACCTTTTAAAAGCCTACAAAGAAGCGTATAAGGCGGCAAAAAACGAACAAGAATGGCAGGCTAAGGTCATTGCCAAAAAAGACGCTAAAAAAGCCATGCTGGAGGTTAAATGAACAACCCCCAAGCATTTCCAAACCCGCATTTGCGGGACGATTCAGGAATCACAATGCGTGACTATTTTGCGGCAAAAGCTATGTCATCGGTTATGCCTGCTGTTATTAGTGAATTAAAAAAAACAAGAGGTTCAGTTCAGGAGGCCATAAAGTTGCAGGCTTTGTCTGCTGAAACTTGTTATTCAATGGCAGACGCAATGATGAAAGCGAGGGAAAAATAATGGAACAACGCACAGAAGAATGGTTTGCCGCCAGATGCGGTAAGGTCACCGCCAGCCGTGTGGCAGACATCATTGCCAAGACCAAAACAGGTTACAGCACCAGCAGGGATAACTACCTTGCTCAACTGGTCTGTGAAAGGTTAACCGGCAAGCCTGCCGAGTCTTACAGCAATTCAGCCATGATCCACGGAACGGAAACTGAGCCTTACGCTCGGGCGGCTTATGAGGCAAGGATGGACATTTTGGTAACTGAGGTGGGGTTTATTGATCATCCTTGGATTGTCATGTCTGGCGCGTCTCCTGACGGTCTGGCTAATGAGGGAATGGTGGAGATCAAATGCCCAAACACCGCAACCCACATTGACACGCTGTTAAGTCGGACTGTGCCAGCCAAATACATAACGCAGATGATGTGGCAAATGGCCTGTGCCGACCGCCCTTGGTGCGACTTTGTGTCATTCGATCCTCGATTGCCAGAAAAACATCAGCTATTCATCAAACGCATTAACTATGACCCTGAAATGGTTAATTTGCTTGAGAATTCAGTCATCCAGTTCTTGGGTGATGTAGACCTAAAAATCCAACAACTTGAAAGCCTCCCATGAAAAAAATCAAAGAAATTAGCGTAATAACCAGCACATATAAAGACAAAAATGGTCAAGAAAAGAAACGTTATCAAACAATTGGCAATTTGTTTGAAGATGGCGAATATTTAAAAATTAAAATTGATGTAATTCCTTTAGTTAAAGGTGGCTGGACAGGATGGGCAAATTGCTATGACTTGGAGGAAAAGACAAATACAGGGTCTAGAGATGACATACCTTTTTAAACGCGCACGGTCACTTGATCCAGTGACCAGCCACGCCGCCGCCGATCAAGCCACCTTTGCTAACCAGCACTTTGACCAGATCGTGGAATGTCTCCAGCGCTTTGGCGCAAGGGGCAAAGACGGTATAGCAGAGCTGACCGGTTTAGACGGTAATCAGGTAGCCAGGCGGTTACCTGAAATGGCGCGGCTTGGCATGGTGGAGTTGACTGGACACACCATCAAATCAAAATCTGGCAGGGCAGAACGTGAATGGCAATTTACGCCTGTCCAGCGGGAGTTGATATGACACAAGATGAAATCATTGAGATGGCAAGACAGGCTGGATTCATGATGGAAAACTCAGCCGCAATTCAAGCCGCAGAAATCTTTGCCAAACTTGTAGTTGCCAAAGAACGTGAAGCCTGTGCAAAGGTGTGTGAACTTGGTTTGCCCATTGCCACTAGTCTAAACGCATTGGATGACATGGAAATGTGGGGAGAGAAATTTGCCAAAGCCATACGAGCCAAAGGAGAACAAGCATGAC